CGTTGTACCATTCGGTTGGGCATTTAACAAGATGTTCCAAGAGGTAAAACGAATACAGATACTCTTGAACAAGACACGAGAAGAGTATGCACGTAAGGATGACGTTAAGGATGATATGCACGAGTTGATGGATGCACTAAGAAGATTAGAAGATAAGTTGGATAAGGTATTAATAGGAAATAGATAATGCAGATGGCACAACAAAACATATCTGATATTTTAAATGCTAAAAAGGCATTTTTACGAGCTAAACAAGATGTTATTGTTCCTGAACAAAACATGAGTATGGCAGAAGGTGGTATGTATATGGGTCGCTTTGACCAAAGACAAGGCACTGAAGGTGTCGGTTCTTTTGTGCCACCACCAAGACAGTCATTTCAAGAAGGTGGTACAACACCTGTATCAACTTTACCTACTGTACAAAATCCAAGTGCTACATATAACCCTAATGCAACTATAGGTGATATATCAGCACAGATGGCAACTGCTCCTGCATTACCTGAAGGTGCTCAGATACAACCTGTAGGCACAACTCCTACAGCAGGACAACTTTTACCTACAGACATAGGTGTAACAGGTCAAGTTGCACTACCTGCCGCACAAGCAGGAACAGCAACTGCACAGCAACAAAGTAAAGCTGATGCTCAACAACTACAAGCACAGGCTGTAACTCCACAGATACGAGAAGCATTACAAACAGTTCAAGGTGCTCAAGTAACTGACCAAGAAAGACAAAGGTCACAAGTACAGGCACAACAACAGACAACAACTTCTGTGGCAGACTTGACTGCAGCTCAAGGTGTTGCAACTCAAATGACAAACCCTATTCAAAGGGAAATACAAGCAGGTGAGTTAGTATCTCCTACAGCTAATGCAGAGAAAGCAAAGACATTTACAGAACAAGTACAGGCGGCTACAGCGTCACCTACAGACAAAGCAACTGTAGCAGGACAACTAGCAAGTCTTACTGCAAACTTTGATGCTACTAATCCACCATCATGGGCAGCAGGAGCAATAAGAGGTGTCCAAGCAGTTATGCAACAAAGAGGTCTTGGTGCTTCTAGCATTGCAGGACAAGCTCTTGTACAGGCTGCTATGGAATCAGCGTTACCTGTAGCACAAGCCGATGCAAGAACATTTGCTACTTTTGAAACACAGAATTTATCAAATAGACAACAACGTGCTATGTTAGCGGCTCAACAAAGAGCACAGTTTATAGGACAAGAGTTTGACCAAGGTTTTCAAGCTAGAGTACAAAATGCCGCAAAGATAAGTGATATAGCTAATAGAAACTTTACTGCAGAGCAACAGGTAGGATTAGAGAACTCTCGTGCTGCTCAAACTATGAATTTAAATAACTTGTCTAATAGACAGGCATTAGTAATGGCAAATGCTTCTGCTCTTTCAGGTTTAGATACAGCAAACTTAAATGCAAGACAACAGTCTGCAGTGCAGAATGCACAATCATTCTTACAAATGGATATGGCTAACTTATCTAATAGACAACAGGCAGATATGTTTGGAGCACAGCAACAGATACAATCTTTGTTCACTGACCAAGCTGCTCAAAATGCCGCAAGACAGTTTAACGCAACATCACAGAATCAGGTTGACCAATTCTTTGCTAACTTAGGACAACAAGCTAATCAGTTTAATGCGACACAGATGAATGCACAGTCACAGTTTAATGCAGGTCAGGCTAATACAATAGAGAGATTCAATGCTGAGATTAATAATCAACGTGACCAATTTAATGCACAGAATCAATTAGTGATTGCACAAGCAAACGCTAATTGGAGAAGACAATTAGCCACTCAAGATACTGCCGCTATCAATAGAGCCAACGAATTGAATGCTCAGAATATATTAGGACTAAGTAACCAAGCCTATAATAACTTATGGCAATATTATGGTGACACTATGGAGTGGGCATGGACATCTGCAGAGAACGAAAGAAGTCGTGTTATTGAACTTGCAAAGGCACAGCTACAAGCTGACAGTGCTACTAATATACAAGACATGAAAAATGATTATGCCTCTTCATCTGCTTTTGGTGGATTGATTGGTAAATTTGTAACAGGTTCAATGTTTGGTGGTGGAGGATTATTCGGATAATGGAAACAAACCCTTCTTTAAATATATATAGAAAATTATCTAAGATGCAAGTAGAGCCTATACAAGAACCTAAAGGTGGTCTACTATCTAAAACTATGTCTACTAAAGCTAAAAAGTACAAGCCTAATGTAGATGTAACTATGCGTGTAGCAAGATATATACAAGATATTAAGGATTATAATAATGCGTGATGTTGACCAAATATCATTTAGTGCTCCTATTCCGGGGCAATCTCTTACACACGAGTTAAGAGCAAGACCTTGGCAAAATCCACCACAGTTTAGCACTGTAGAAGAATCTATGGATTGGTATTTAGATAGGTTTGACAATCCTGAACTAGTACAAGAACTATTATCTATTATAGAATCAGGTATACCATTAAGTACAATAGCAAACTCAATGCAATTAGGTGCAGTATTACAAGGTGTACATAGTATAGATGTAGGTGTATTAGTCTTGCCTATACTTATAGAGATAATGAAAACACTAGCAGAGAAAACAGATATTAAATATGTAATCGGTGATGAGCCTGAAGAATCAGACAAACCATCTGATGCTGTATTAGATTCTGCATTAAGTAAGATTAAAGGTATGACAGTGGAAGATATGCCTGAAGAAGAAGAGATAATGGAAGAAGAGACACAAGAAGAGCCTATGGGTCTTATGGCGAGGAGAGCATAATGGGATTTAACTTTGGTGCATTTTTAGGTGGAGCAGCTTCACAGATAGTTGAAGATATTGATGAGCAAGAAAAAGAAGTAAAGCTCCGTACTAGAACTATACTTGATAGACAAGTAGCTGAAGCCGCAGAGAATAGAAAAAAGTTTCAAGACGATAAAGAGAAGATAGAGAAACAAATAACATCTATAGCTCAATTGTTTGGAGAGAATGACCCATTTAGATTCAACAAAGCTAGGTCTATTGTTGCAGGTGGTGATGAGCATTACAATACGATGTATAAAGAATTGTCTACACATAAAAGACTTGGTGGTGATATGGGTCAAGCATATGATTATACTGCAGCTAACGAAGAGCAAGGCTTTGCAGGTGTTGCAGATGCTGCAAAAGGTCTAGCTAAACTAAGAACAATAGAAGCACCTGAGTTTACAGAGAGTGTAAGAAGTGAAGGTCAAAAGTTATTTGGTATAGACTCAAAGAGTATGTATGAGAAAGCTAAGTCACAATACGAACAAGCAGGATTATTACCTAGCTCAAGTGCAGAACTAAAAGAAACTGTAAAGAAGTATGGCACAGGTAGCATAAACTTTCAGAACTTAAAGAAAGATGTAAAAGACGTGCAGACTATGTATGCTCAAAATGCTCAAGCTATATTAACATTAGATAAAAATGACCCTAAATATAAAGAAAAGAGAGCTAAGTTAGAAGCAGATAATAAAATATTGACAGAACAAGTATCCAATATGAACATGGTTAGTGCATCTGTAATAGCAGAAAAGCTAAGACAAGACAATAAAGATACAGGTCAGTCCTTAACAGAGATGAAAAATCTTTACAAAGACTCTAGAAATAAGTATGAGAAAAGTCTTCAATACAGCAAAACTGATGGTATCATAGATGATAATGGTAAGAATTTGTTTGATAATGAGGCTAAAGAATACTTTGATAAAAAAATGGAAGAGTGGGATAATAATTATGTTAAGGGATTAGTAGATGGTAATGGGGAATTAATAGATAATAGTGCTGACAGTCAATCATTTATAAAGTCTTTTGGTCTTGATAAATATGTAGGTAAACCTAAAGAAGAAGATACCGAAAAGCCTAAAGGCAAGAAAGCTCAAATCAATAGTATTATTGAGGGAAGTCCTGAAGTAACTACAGATGTAGTAAAACAAATAAGAGGTGTATATCCTAGTATATCACAGAAAGATTTATTTAGATTAATATCTATTAAGTACCCTAGAAAAGAAGCAGAAAGTCAGGATGATTATTTAAATAGAATTGGTGGTATGGTAAGAGATGTATTTGCTGAAGAGAACAAAAATAAAATAGACGATACTAAACTAGATGAGTTCTTTAAGGTTAAAAAAGATGCACAATCTGTGAAAGAAACAGGAACAGAAAAGCCTATCATACTAGATGATAAAGGCGAAGAGATAACAAACCCCAACTTTAAATATTCAGGTGCTATATAAATAGGATAAACTAATGCAACAGTTAGATAAAGATTTATCCTTCTTAGACAAGTATGAGGAAGAAGAAGAGATAACTACTACTCCTGTAGTTCAAGAAGATAGTCTATCTTTCTTAGATAAGTATGAAGTAGAAGAAGAAGCTAAACCTGAAGAAGATGATTCTTTATCCTTCTTAGATAAATATGAAGAGGGAGCAGAACCCACCTACGAAGTAAATCCAGAATATGCAGAAGAAACAAAAGTAGATAGAGTAAAAACTCTAGACGAGTTCTCTAAAGATGAGAACTTCCTATCCACACTACGCTCCTATGCCAAGAAAAGGTTTGGTGACTCAGGTCTTCAAGAAGAAGGCGAGAGTAATAAAGACTATGTGCGTAGATTTCTCACCCACTACAGACAATTTAGTTCTAATACATTAGACTTGGCTAGTCAGGTTGACTACATTCGTGGTGCAAACGACCAAGACAAAGCAGAGTTTGGTGCATTATATAGAGATATACAAAGACTTCCTAACTTCTATGAAGAAGGTGGTGATAGAAGTCTTAGTGCTTTTTCAGATTATGCATTCTCATTCTTTGCTGACCCTCTTGTGCTCTTTGGTTTTGGTGCAGGTAAAGCTGCCACAACAGGTGCAAGAAAAGCAGCCGAACAGCTATTCTTAGATGTAGGTAAAAAGGGTGCTATGAGAGAAGCAAGTAAACTAGGGTTTAAAGCTATAAGAAAACCACTTGCTATAGAAGCAGGCATAGAAGGCATACGTGCAGGTTATGAAACTCAAGCAGAGTCAGAGATTGAAGAAGCTGCTGAATTAAGAAAAGATGATGCCTCTATAGGAGAGATATTAACAGGAGCTGCTATAGGTGCAGGTTTTGTTGGTGCTATTGGTTTACCTTTTGCAGGTAAGTTAGGTAAAAGTGCTGTAAAAAAAGTTATTGAGGATGACGCTAAAAATATAGTGGAAGGAATAGAAAAGTCAGAGGCAGGTAAAACTGTATTTGCAGGTAAGTTTAGTGTTAACGCTGATGATATATCTTTTGACCCTTTAGAGGGAAGAACTATATTAGATAATATAGACCCTAATCTAGACTTATCTAATCTAGATTTATTGGATAAGAAAACCAAGAAAGATGTAATACATAGAGTTGGTAAGTTTGCTACAGAAGTCGTAGAAGACATGATGAAAGACCCCAAGGGTAGATTTGATGACTTCTTAGCAGAGTATAGGTCAGGAGAAAAGACTGCATCAGAAGCCATAGGAAACATATTAAATAGGCTAGAAGACTTCAAAGATATAGATGCAGATATTTTAGATGGTGCTATAGCAAGAGCAGGTTTATCTCAAGAGCAGTTTGCTAAGATTACCTTCACATCTTTCAGTGAAGCAGGTAGTATATTAAGTGCAGCTAGTCCTCTAGGTAAGTTGATAAAAGGATATAAAGATGCAGACCCTGAGATAAAAAAATTATATGAAAATACTTTTGGTAAAGAGGGAGACTCTTATACAGGTAAGTTTGGAGAGGTCATGCATCGTCTTGATAGAGAAAGACGAGCACTCATGGTTACACAAGTGTCTACTACTGTTCGTAACGTAGCTACAGGTGTTGCTAGATTAGGTTTTGATACAGGCTATAATATAATGGAATCAACTCTGTACCACGCAGGTAGAGCTTTTGATTCTTTAATTAGTGGAAGAGCTGCACAAGATATAGAGTCAGGTAAATTTACTCAAGGTCTTAGAGATATAGCAAGAGATAGCTTTGGTTTATTAGCTTTTACGCTAGATAGGTTTGACCAAACAGGTGACCTAGTGCAAGGTATGTTACAATACAATCCCCAACTCTTGAAGGTATTAAATAGAACAACAGGTGAGGTATCAGGAACTGAAACCTTATCTAAATTTACTATGGGTATGAACAAACTTAATATAATGCAAGATACATTTTTTAGAAAAGGTGTATTTACTGCATCAGTAGATAAAAAACTAAGAAGAATGGGTTTGAGTTTAGAAGAAGTCTTAGAAAAGAATATGGTGCTACCAACTAAACTTTTGAGTGATGCAGTGGAAGATTCAGTAGCGTTTACATTCTCTCGTATGCCTAAAGAAAACTCTACAAAATATGTGGGTGATAGTTTAGCTCATACCTTTATAAAGTTTAATGAGAAGTTAGGACCTTTACCCGGACTTATTGGTGCTCCTGTAGGTACAGGTGCATTTCCTTTTGCTAGGTTTATGGCAAATGCCATGCAGTTTCAATTCCAATATAGTCCTCTCAGCTTCGTAGGAGCTACACTTAATAGTGCAGGTGGTGCATTAAAGTATATGAAAGCTGCTATGGGAGACATGACTGATGCTCAGAGAAAGCAATTATTACAAGGTGGTAAGGCTAACATAGATAAGGCAAGAGAACAGTTTGCTAAAGGTATGGTAGGTTATGGTGCTTTAATGACAGCTATTCATCACAGAGCTAATAATCAAGATGTCAGATGGTATGAAGGTAAGACTGAAGATGGTAGAACAACAGACCTAAGACCTTTCTTCCCACTTGCTCCATATCTAGTTGTAGCTGATTTGATTGTTAAGTGGGATAACAACGAACTAGACAAGATAGATGCTAAGAAAGTATTAGAAGGATTGACAGGCACTCAGTTTAGAACAGGTGCAAGTTCGTATATGATAGACTCTTTCTTTAGGGGTCTAAGAAGTCCTTCAGGATTAACTGACATATCAGGTGAAAAAATAGGTGAATATGTTGGTGGATATGTGGGTGAACTTGTAGGTGGTGCGTTAACTCCGGGTAGAATTGTAAGAGACGTAGTGGCTGCCTTTGATGAAGAAGAGGCAAGACTCAAGGACTTTAATAAGATTGAAGGTACAGGATTTAATGAGAGAGGTCTCAGTAAATTTAGTAACACTATAGCACGTAACCTACCTTTTATGTCTAAGTATGGTGGTTATGATGAGCTACAGAGTCCTACTAGGGAGGGTGCTATAATAAGGCAAGACCCTATAGGAACTCAGTTGACAGGTATAAGAAAAGAGCAGAGAAGAACTCCTATAGAAGAGGAGCTAATTAATCTAGGTCTTGAAAACTATATGGTAGTTCCTTCATCAGGTGATAAAGAAGCTGACTTCTTTGTTAAAAAATACATGGGTAAGTACGTACAAGATGAAGTATCTAAACTTATTGAGACAGATAGATATAAGAATGCTAGTAATATAAAGAAAAGAGTCATGATGAAAAGAAGACTCGCTAGATTCAGAAAGATATCTAAGAAAATAGGTGAGGTAGAAGCTAGGAAAGAGGCGAGAGATGAGGGCAAGGCATTCACTGCATTTGATAGAGCACAGTTCCTAAGAATAGGAAATGAGAAGCGTAAACTAGCAGATGAATACTACATGGATAAGTATGGAAGCACTGTTATGGAAATGCAAGAAGCAGAACCTGAAGTCAATCATCTAAAAAGAGGTAAAAGAATAGGTCAGATACTCTCTAGAAGAAGCTAACGACTATCTCCTGACCCTCGTAATGTTCCTCGTGTCTTTCTATCGTTAAGTTTATACAGATTATCTTCCATAATCTTACCTAGATTAGCACCTAACTCATTCGCTAACATCGCACAATACCAAAGCACATCACCTATCTCAGACGCTACATTCGATTCCGTGCCATCACGAATATGTTTCTTTACTTTCCCTGCTACCTCTCCTGCTTCACTCACAAGTCCAAGAGATAGGTAAGCTATAGCATCTTTCTTAGGATAGATAGCTGTAGACTTACACTTCTCTTGGTATTCATTTGCAGTTATCAAACTCTTATTCTGCAACTGCATAAACTTCTTGGCTTCTTCTTCTAGCTTCGTCACGTTTTACTTTCTCCAACTGTTTGGAGTAAGCAAAGTTATATCCTCTTTGCCACTCCCTATGTTGCATGGAGTTAAGATTGTATGGACTCTCTGTACATATAATCTTAGCACCAAACTTAGCAACATTACGTATGTATTGTTTTCCTTTGAAGGCATTGACCCCACGCTCAAACTGAATACGTAGGGGTGCATCATACTTACTTAGATTTGGATTCCTTTTTTTCTTCTGTTTCATTTGGTTGTCTCCTTTCTAAATATTTGATTATCATTGAAAGTCTATCATCATACTTACCAATCTCTGCTATCTCTTTGTCCATAGCTTCTATAATATCAGAGTGTTCTCCAATACCTGTAGACCTACTTAGATAGATTTCAACATTGGCAATATGTTTGTTTATGTGTCCTACATAATAGGACTTCAAAGCCGATAATAACATCTCTCTCATTAATGTTCTCCTTTAAATGTTTTTATAACGTCGGATGAAAACAACTTATCTAGTTTTAACAAGTACATTCTAGATGCATTGTGGTCTCCACCTGATACACTTCTCTTGTAATCTAATCTATCAATTAGCTTCTTGAGATTCTCTACATTAAAAACAAGTGTGCAAAAAACATCATCACCTATACATAAATTATGAAACCAATAGTCTGCTTCTGTTGCATTGATACCACTAGGCTTACCATATGATTCATATTCTATAGCTATGTTGCCTGTCTTCTGCCACTTATCTCTTTCACTTTTTACTTCTATCTTTTTGTTCTGTAACATATCTGCTACAAACTGTTCCCTGACTTTACCATACTCTAGGTCTATGTCAAACTTCTTTCTGTCTTCTTTACTTGGTGCTAGGTTTTCCATGTGTAACTCCTTTTCTCTTAGGTTTCAAATGTAATAGTTCCCTTATGTGTAGCTTTCTACCTTTAAAGAAAACGATTAAGTTTATTGTCGTATTTATAGTGATGGCAATAAGTAACCACCATTGCCACCATATTAGTTGTACTGTATTTTCTAACATTAACTAGCCTGTATGTCAACCATTTCACACGCATCGGCAGTACACGCTAGTTCTTTAGAGCCACTTGTCGTGTCCTCTTTCTCAAAGTCTGCTAACTTAGACCAATCAATAGACTCAGGCATCTCATGTAATAAGGCATAATACCTTGCTTCATCTATATCTTGATAAGGTGCTTGTGCATATGTGTGGTCACTGAAAGGTAAGAAGGATATACCTGATACCTCATCAAAGTTTTTATACACCCAAGCTCCTACTTCCATCCACTCATCTTCCTTTACAGATATAGTTACAGATGGTTTGTGCTCACACCAATGCCTTTGAAACATGAGCCAATATTCTAACTGCTGTATGGCAGTCATCTCAGTTCTAGTGATAGCACCTGTAGGTGATTTCATAGGAAAGCTAAAGACAGTTGTACTGTCAGGCTTCATAACATCAGGCTCACTAGGTATACCACTATCTTTCATAAACTGTGTGAGTGGGTCTTTGTTATCACCACGCACAGTTCTAATGTAGTAGTCATTATGTCTTGCGTGTATACCTGATGCACTGTCTACTAACTGACTAACTGTACCACTAGGCTTTACACAAGTGATTGCAGTAGACTGTGGTATACCTAATGCTTCAGCAATCTTTTTATTTGCTTCAACTGCTACTTCTTTTAGTATTATTAATACTTCTTCTGACCATATGTCTGTATCTAAGATACCTGTCAAAGACACACCTAACAATCTTTCCTCTTCTGTGTTAGTCTTCCATACCTTACGTAGATATTTGAAGTCTGTAAGTGTAGATTGAAATGTGCCTAAAATAGTAGCCATACGTACTTTATCTTTTAGAGACTCTAAGTCATCTGTTTCACGTGCAACAACTTCTGTAAGATTACAAAACTGATAAGGTCTAAGTATAATCTCACTACATGGATTACAACCAAACTCATGGTCAGTCTCACGTCTACCATTCTCTGATGCTTTCACCTTGGCGGCTTTTCTATTAAAGATACCACGTTCACCTGACTTAGATTCGTATAATGATGTCCACTCTCTCATGAATGTACCCATCTCAGGCTTACCTTTGAAGGCTACAGAGTTATTAGCCAATGCTCTTTGTCCTTCATTCTCCCACCATTGACCTGCTTTAGCGTGACGCATTTGGTCATCACCTAAATTAGACAAAGATATAAGAGCAGAACGTCTTACACCACCAACAACTACAACCTCTCCTATCTTACACATAATATCGTGGCACTCAATAGGAAATAGTCTTCTTCCTTTTGCTCCTTCAAACTTCTGTATACAAAACTTAAACAGGTCTATAAGAGGAGCAGGTCCTGATGCTCTACCACCAAAAGTTTTTAGTCTAGCACCTGCAGGTCGCACCTCTGACACATCCCATGTGGGTATCTGTCCTGCATATAATAAAGATATTAACTCACGTAATGCTCTTGACCATCCGGGTCTACTATCACCAACCTTTATCACAGTAGATGACTTCTCAAAGTGTTCATTTACCACAGGTAACTTATCCACGTTCTCTCTTTCTACAGAGAAACCTACACCTGTACCACACATAAGTATATACATACATTCATCAAAGCTACGTGGACTATCTACAGGTATATAGCTACAGTTATATCCTGCTACGTGACATCTATCTAATGCTACACCTGCAGTCATCAAGGCTCTCATACTAGGCATAACACCAAGAGATGTTATAGCATCAAATAGTTTTTCGTTGAGAGCATAAGTAAGGTCATAATTATATTTAGTTTTTAAGTGGTTAGTCATGTAATCCATATATCTATCCACAGTTTCTGCCCAAGTCTCTCGTCTTTGGTCATCCTCTCTCCATCTAGCATATCTAGAAAGAGCGATAAAATTTTGATAATCAGTTGGTAAATAGTTTTGCATTTAAGTCTCCTCTGTTACTATCTTTATACTCTTTACTTTCACTCCTTCTATCTCGTGAAAAGTCTCATTGATGTATTCTTCCATCTCTTCGTCTACTTTGCCATCGGCAGGTACTGCATAATCTTCAGGGTCAATTAGCAGTGTCATCATAATCTTAACTCGCATCTTTTTCAACCACGTCTATTAGTTCTGTAAGATACCATTGTGCTTTCTTCAAATCCTCTACACCATTCTTATATCTATATCTCCAAAGATACTTCATGATGTTACCTTGTAAGTAATACTCAAAACCACCATCTGTCATAGCCTTTATAGCATCGATAGTTTCTATACCTGCTTTGTTATAATGAGGTGGATGGTTTACCATATCATCTTTTTTTCCTGATAAATACTTCACTGTTTTCTCCTTTGATTTCTCTTCAACTTCTTTAAGTTTGTTTTTCATATACTCCAAATGTCTCAATGTAACTCTCCGTCAGGTTTAAAGTTAACGTGTATAACATTATCACGTTCTTTAATTTTAGTCAACCTATCTATGCCCTGTGTTAACTCTTCATGTGATAAATATTTATCTGCTAGTCTTTCAGTTTCTTCTCTGAATATTTTATTCTCTTCCATGAGAGGAACAGAAGCACATATCTGTTTAGTGAAGCCAATCATAGAATAGAAATCATCGTCATCAAGTTTGTTAGCTTTATCAACCACCATTTTAAGAGTGACTTCTCCTGTCCACTTATTCTTCTTATCAAGGTGTGGTCTAACTATAATCATAAAATCAGATGTAAATACAGGTTCTTTAGTTGTCATGTTATCTCCTTATCTTTGCTGTAGAAAATCGTATGAATTTAGGGTGTTTGTTTTTACCTTTCTCTTTCAACCAATCTTCAGGTATTATTCTATCATAATATCTAAATCCATATTTAATACACCACTCTGCATATGTTGACTTAGCACCTTTTCTAAGTTTTCTTTTGCTATTTTCAAACACAAATCTAATGTCTAAGTTTGGATGTTGCTTCTTAATTGCTAGATGTTTTCTTCTATCTAATGTTAAGAACCTACCTTTAGTTTCTATTATAATCCCATTATATAATATAAAGTCAGGGGTATAGGTGCGATAACATAAATCTTCCCACTCTATTTTAATAGACTCATAAGAAAACTTACACTTGTTTTCTTTTAAGTATGTGGAGAGCTTATGTTCTAAGCCACTCCTATACCCATGCTTGATTGCATCTCTGCGTACCTTATGTGGAGACACTAGAGTAACCTTCTCCACCCTGAAAAAGGACTGAACTCGTAAGAATCATGAGAGTATGTAACACCAAGAGCTTTCATTTCTTCTTTAACAGCTTCGTCAGCTAACTTCTTAGCTTCCATAGCTTCTCTCAAGCCTTTGGT